TTCATATTTATCATGGGTTTCTTGATTGTATCGCCCCCTCAATAATCCATCTGCTATTCCGTCCCTGAATGCTCGTCTATGATGATATACATAATCTCCCATAGTAACCTCTTTGCTGAAATCTATTCCGTTTTCATCATCTTCTAAATTTATATTAATATCTTTATCCATAGTTGTTCCTCACTTTCATTTCGTCATAGCATTTCTTACACCATGTTTTATCAAATGCATATACTACTCCAAAGTAATTGCATAGATTACAATTATCTTCTCTTTCTTCTTTTTGTTCTGGAGTATTTCTTATTATGTAATTTAAATTATCTTCCATTACGCCCCCTTCCGTGTAATCGGATAATGTTTTAATGATTCTTCCCAATCTGCTTTTGTGATAGTGCCAACCTCGTCATTACAATTACCACAACTTGCATAACCAACATCAATCAATTCATCTACTTCCCACTCCCTAGTGAAAGTCTGACTAACCCATGCTTGAAACATTAATTGGTCAGAGCCACAATCAGCACAGACTCTAATTGGTTTAGTTATTATGTTATGTAAATTAACATCAAACTGATACATTCTATCTTCTAGTTCTGCATGTGAAAATTCGTACATATCTTTGTAACTACCTGTCATGTGTTCAAATCCATCACCTAGTTTACCAAGCACATTTTCACATTTATTATTTGCACACGCCATTCTGCCACCACCAATATAAACTTGGTCTGCATTACAATAATCGCAAAGCCATTCTTCTATTGGTTCGTATTCATCTAGCATATCCATACTAGGAACATATTTATCTAAATCCATATAAGTCATTATTCGTACCCCAAATCTTTCTTTGTTTTCATTACGTCTTCGTATGTTTGATTTAATTCTTCATCATCATATTTGTACAATGGTTTCTGTTCTGTTGTATGCAACCCCACCAATTCATCAGTAAGTATACTGATATCGTGATGTGAATCTTGCCAACCATCTAACCACCATTCAAGTATTGTTTCTATTTTTTCTTTTCGTGTTATTTCTTTCATTTTGCCACCTCTATTATTCTGTGTACTGCAACATGTTGCAAATTGTTTAAATCATTCATGAATATTTCTAAATCCGACCACACCATACCACCATGTTCTGCATGATGAATAAAGTTTTTATTACTCAACTTTTTAATAGTATCTACATCAGTATCAATACTTTGAATGTATGCATATGGAATAGCATAAATTCTTTTTTCATGAGTATCTTCTCTTTTCATGTATCCACTAAACCATTCTTCATTGAGTGGTTTTTGATTTTCAACTGGAATGAACTCGTCCTCGTCCCAATCACCAAAGTCTTTTCTATTTTCATTCAAGTCATTTATATTCATTTGCCCAACGTGAGTTTGTGAATACATACCACACTCTAAACAATCAAATTGTATATATTGAAATGGTTTATGGTCTTGGTAAAAGTTTGTATTATCACTTTCACAATTAGGGCATGGGTCTGAAAAACTATGTCCTGACATTTTTCACCTCTTTTTTATTGTTCTGTCACATCAGTAAAACACTAATGTAAAAACTATGGTAGTTGAAGTTTAAGGGATTGTCAAGCCTTTATTTTCTAGAAGGAAAATCTTTATCTTTTAACTCGGATAAAATGAGTTGTGTTTTTACGAAATCAGTTATCTCAATGATTTCTTCTTTTGTTAATGGAGTATCGTCCCCGTCTTTAAAATGGTCTATCAAAGCCTGAATGTGTTTTCGCCAATCATCAAAAAAATAAAGCTTTCTATTCATTCCCTGTCTTCCTTAATTGCTTTCCTAATTATCGCAGTCCAAAATTGTCCGTCCTCTGTTTCCATGTAACCTATTCCCTCATTCTCCAGTCCGTTCCTAACTATTGCTTTACATAATTTAACGTAGCCATACTCAATCATGCCTTCCATTAATTCTTCATCTATTGATTCCTGATGAAGATGTGAGTCAATTTTTTTAGTTCGTTGGTATCTTCTGATACCTTCCATATTTCGTTTATTCGGTATCGGCATTAGAGTTTTCCATTTCTTTCAATTCGTCCAACTCTATCTTTATTAGTTCCTGTACTCTGTTATCTATTATTTGCATTAAAGAAGCGTTGAATTTCTTTTTATCCATAGTGGGTGCATTTGTCTTTAACCCAATATGAGCTTTGATTTCAGGGAGTGTAGGATTTCTCTGTATGCTTTCCCCTTCATCATCTTCTTCCTTCTTTAGTAATGTGCTTCCAACAATCTCTAGTTTCTTCAATCGCTGATGAAACTCTTTAAAGTTCTTATCGGTTAATTTATTTATGCCCACAGCTGCAGTTGACATCACCACACCCATAGACATAGCATTCAATTCTCCGTTACTGATTAATAGTTGTTCAGGTCTTTCAATCCCTGAATCTTCCATCTTCTTAAATACTGAATTTAAATCCCATGTTAACGCCATGTTATTACTCCTTTGTCTTATCTTCCCAATTACCACTTATAATGTCAACCATTTTTTGTGTTAATTTTCTAATTGCTTTTGTTTCTAAATAAATTTTCCAGTTTATCCACGCCAGGAATAGTGTGGCTAATCCGATTGCTATTGCTAAAAGTTCCAAAGTTTATTTGCTATCTTCGTCTAATTTAAGTTCTTCGTTGATATGATTTATTAACTCGTCTACGTTCTTGATGTTGACTTTAAATTTCGGAGTTTTTTTAGTATCTTCTTCAACTATTCGTTGTTCCATATTCCACAGAAGTTCATTAACTTGTTGCTCCATTTCTAAATCTTTCTGGAGTAAAGCTGAATAGATTTTTTTCTTTAAACTGAATCCTACTAGTTCAGCTCCAAATTTGGCTAAACTATGACAGACCTCTCTTAAAACTAAAAGTTCATATTCTTCAAAAAAGAGTTTATATTCTTTGTTCCTGTTATCTAAGTCAGAAGTATATAAAACTGCTTTTCCTATCTTATGTATTAACTCCATAGGAGCTGGCACTCCACCACTAGTAATGGGAGAGATTGGTCTGAGGGGTCTAATGTTTTGAGTTTCTGGTGATGTTTCAACCATTAATGTTAATGAGTCATCTAGGAACAAAGCCTCATTTCTAGTAACTGAAATTACATATGGTCTGTCATCTTTTTCATACATATCGGCTTATTATCCTATCGCATTTCTCACACCGAAAATATAATTTCCGTTGAGGTTTTTCATATCTTTCTCCCACCACTTCATTTCCACAAGTTCTTTTAATAAAACGACATTTAAATTGTTTAAGCCATTTTAATAATAACTTCATAATCTATTATACCATTTTATTTCTTAATTCTGCGATAAGCCGTTCTAGTTCATCAAGTCGTTCAAGAACCCGATTCAATTTAGTATCCCCGTCCTCAGCTAAATCTTTCATCTGCTGACTCATTTGGACAATGTACTCCATTATATTGGACATTTATTTTCCTAACCATATCCACACATGGTTAATAACACACCAGTTATGAACCAAAATGCAGTGAATTTTGCGATATCATCTATCATTATAACACCTTCTTTTCTGTTGTTCTGTCTTAAGTATATTAACAGACCCCATACAAAAAAGCAAATCCCCCTAAAAAATAGGGGGACTTGATTTAATTAACGTTGTTATAATCTCTATATTGATGAACAATGATTTGTTCTGGAGCTGATGCTGGCTTACTTTTCTTTATTGCCTCTTTTACTTTCTTAATTATCTTTTTTAAGATATCAGCTACATCACCAAATAGAATTTCTAAAATGTTGATTTCGTTTTTCAAGGGTTCTCCTGAATAGTTTAATTGAGCCTGTGATTAGTCTTCTTCGTCTTTACAACAATCACCACCACAGCAGATGAAATCCTCTTCAAGTTCTTGACAGGTTTCGTTATTACACTCTTCTGAGTTTTCACATTCGTCTGGATTTTTACATTTGTCTGGGCTAATCATTATTCTGATTCCTCCGACTCTTCCTCTTCCTCTTCCTCTTCTTCTACAACTTCCTCAACATCATCTTCCCTTAATCCTAAGTTGTTTTTATCTTTTTCATTTTCAAAGTCCCAACCACCAACTGAACCAAATGTTCCTTTTTCTTTAATAAATAAATAAGCTGTGTCATCTTTAAAAGCGATTCTAATTCCTTCCCCCCACTTATCAATGATAAGCCATTCCTTTCCATGTTCAAGGGCAAAGTCATTAATTTTAGATATGTCATCTCCTGTTAGTACGGGCATAGTTCTCCTTAGTTAAATGGGTTATCTTCTATTCCTGCAACTATCCTAGCTGCCGCAGCTTTTCTTCCTGCTTTGCTAGTGGGAGGGTTCTTCATTCCATTTTGTCCCTTCCCGTTTACAATAGCCCAAGCAACTGCCCAAGCGTTTTTAGGTTTAGAAGCTTTGATAAGTTTCCTCAACTCACTCTCTTCCTCTTCATCAACTACTTTTTTACTATCTGAATCTAGCATTTTTTCTTTAAGTTCTTTTATCTTTTCCCTTAATAAACTAACTCTATGCAAGGATGCTGTGTCCTCTCCGTCTTTGTAATATACTAAGTCACTTTTATCTGGAACATTCATGTCCTCGTAACTTTGATTGTGTCCTGCTTTTTTAATTGCTTCTGCAATTTCATCTACTTTCTCTTCGCCAGGACTTCCTTCCTTGAAGTTTTTATATCCCATCTTTTTTGCCTGTGCTGTTGCAACGGCATAAGGATTATCTACTTCTGCTTTTAATAATTTCTGAAGCCTTTCCAATGAAGAAACTTTACTTCTTTGAAACTCTGACTTCTTGCCAGGCTTTGTAAGTGCATCGTCTGAATGTCTGTTCCCTAAGTCCTGACCACCTTCATTTACATACCAATATGGTTTAGGATGGTCTGGGTCATATTCTGATACAGGAGTGTACCTTCCATCTTCAGGTTCTAGTTCACCAGGAAATCCCATTTCATCTAATAATTGATGATGTTGCTGTTCCCTTGATAATACATTTTGTAATGTTGCAAATCCCTTCCCTGATTTAAATGGGTCTTCTTGTTTCTTAACAAAGTTTACGAATGTATCTTTTAGACTTATGTCCCCATTCTTTTCCATCAATTGAATTTCAAAGCTAGGACCATCACAACCACAATCTTCGGGTTCTGATTTTTCTAAGTGTACTAAGCAACTTCCATCTACGCAGCTCTTGACTGCGGCGTGTTCAGATTTAATTAACTGGAAGCTTGCTTCTTGATTGACTCCTTTTTCACACACAGTAACTTCAGCTAGTTCCAAGTCATCCACTTGCATGTATTGACTCATTCCCTTTTGAATCTGTTGTGTCTTAGTTGCACTTCCTGCAATTGAGTAAGACCTTAGCTTACCTTCATCAATCTGTTGTTCAACTCTCTTTGATATCTTTGTGTCGGCTCTTAATTCTGTTATGAAATAAAGACCTGTATCGTCTACACCACTTTTAAAAACTTGACCACTCTTACTGATGTACGCAGGTAAACCCCACCTGCACATCAGAATGTAGAACCATGGCATTTCGAGTTCTAAAGTTTTCCATGTAGGCTTTGAAAGCTTTTCTTAAAGCGTCAGTTGTAATTAAATGCCCTTCCCTATCAACTACTTCGATAGATGCTGGACCTCCAAGAACCATTGGTTGGTTATCTAGATTGTCTAGACTCATCTTTTTAACGGCTTCAGAGTAAACTTTCTTATTTGGATATGCTCTAAATAAAGTTAATATCTCTGCTGGTGATGCTATCTCTGCTAAAAACAAACGTTTATACTCTTCCAAAGCTGGCTGGATGTCTTTTACTGTGACTCTTCCATCCACTGCTTTTTCAAGCATTGTTATGTTTTCGTCTTCCTGAGCTGTAATCAGCCAGTCTGTTTTAGCAGTTGTCATTACCATTTTATTATCCTGTCGAGATAGCAGTTCCCATAACAATACCTTCGTAGGTTGTTGAGCTACCACTACCAATTACTGATACTTTTTTTCTAAAGTCAATTGGGTGACTTGATTCAAATGATTCACCTGCCGCCAATTTTAAACAATTAGTTGTAGCTTCTGCCTCTGCATCAAATGCAACGAACAGATTCTGTGAACCGTGTGTATTTTTAATTCTTATATGTCTGATTGATGAAATGGGTGCCATGTGTCTTGACTTAGATAAGTCGGTTGTGCCTTCCCATTCATATCCATTTCCACCTGCAAGGTTTCCATCAATGTAATCTACTTTAGTTGAGTTGTCTCTAAAGTCATATGATAATGCATCCCACAACATATTAATATTGTGTTGAGTGTTTGAACAGAATTTAACTCTGTATGTCCGACTACTATTTCCGTCTGAGTCATAAGCTGGTATTGCGTATGCAACATCTAATCTTTGATAGCTAGTTGTTAAGCTAACTGCTTCTGATGTTACTAATACAGTTCCACTTGAATCTGTAATCTGCATCACGGCATCCCCTGAAGCTGAAGCACCTCTAACGTGACCTGATGCCACTAAATACATTGAACCAGTTCCATTACCACTAATGTTTACTATGCTTCCTGTTGCTTCTGTTGTTACATAAAATCCTTCTTTGGCTGCAGAGTTAGCTGGGTTTGCTGTAAGTTCTGCTGAACCTAAAAGGGGTGCTCCTGTTGTTCTTGATATAGCTGACCCATCTGCTGTAAATTCTGTTATAGTTGCGTTCTCTATTGATGGGTTTAAAATTCTATTTATACCTGGGCTACCTGATGTAGCTAGTTCCCAGTTTGATGTTGTGACTCCTCCCACGTCCAAGTTATAATATGGACCTGCGTATATTTTCACGGCATCTGCCGCTGACGTTCCCACCGAGCCACTAAGTGCAACGTACCTATCAAAAGGCTGTACAGCAGTTCTAGTGCTAGGGTCGGACTGCCAAGTCCTCCAGTTCCTAGAGCTTGCATAATCGTTTGTAAATGCCATGTGTTATATTCTCCTATTTATCTGTCCACATTAATATTCCTACGAAGCTGCCCAATACTGCAACCGTGTGAACAATTAATATTCCTGCCGTCATTAAGGCAGCTTTAGCTCCGTAGATTTTTGTTCGCCAGCTTTTTATTTCTTCTACTTCCTCATCTAACTTTTGGAGCCCCACAGTTAGGGACTCATTTAGATTCGTTTGACTTTCTATGTACCTATCTAGGCGTTCCATATATACAGCAAGCTGTACTTCTGTTTCAGTCTTAGTAGCTGGCATGAAACTTATCTTCCGAGTACGAGTACTCTTACTGCGATACCACTAGCGTCTGCTGTGTTACCTAATTCGTCTAAAGCTGCTCCGTCTGCCCCTGCTTCGTAGATTTCAAATTTTGAGTTACTGTAGTCAAATTGAGTTACATAACCATCTGATTTCTGTGAAATAAGCACAATGAAGATTTCCTCTAAACCAAATTGTGTAGCTGTTATAGCTTCACCGTTTGAAGGATAAGAATCATCAAATGTAATATCTTTAATTGTGTATCTGATATCACCCATTACTCCCTGAACATCTCTTGAAGTTCCTGGATTTGTAATCGTTAATGCCATGAGTTAATTTCTCCTTTATTATTACCGTGGGGTGACTAGCGATTTAGCCACCCCACATAAAAACTGATTAGTTTATTATGAACTTAAGTCAGTTATTTTTGCTTGAGTAATGAAATTGTGACACCTCAACTCTGCCATAGTGTATAGTAATCCTCTTACTACTAGAGCGTTAGCTGCAAAGTAGTCTCTGTTTTCTATATACTGTGTAGGTTGTGCTACAGCAATTTCTAGGTAATCTGTGTCCAACACAAGAATGTGTGAACCGTTAACACTATCATCTGAACCGACAGATTTTACAACGTCAGCATCTGGTAGAATTGGAATACCTTGGTAAGTTGCGAGTACTAGACCAGTTCTAGTTCCTGGGAAAGTTCTTTCAGAACCCACACCAACTTGGAACTCTTCCTGTCCTAAGTATCTCTGTTGTGATTGTAGTAATCTCTCAAGTTTGAAGTATTGGTCGTGACCCAAAACGATTAGTTTTGGTTCTCCACCGTTAGTTCTTATTGATTGAATACAGTCATCAATTAGATTTAGAGATAAGTCTCTAATTGTACCACTGTTATGCTTTACAGTTCCAGCAGCAAAGTTTGCATCTCTGTTACCAAATGTGATGTCGTATACACCTACTCCACCGTTTCCAGCGAAGTTAGAGTTACTGTGAATGTGACCACCCACAGAAGCGTTATCATCGTTTACGATATCTTCAATTGATGTTAGACCTGCTCTCTTTGTTACTACTAGACCGTCACCATCAGCCGTATTTGCATCAAATGCAGCATGTGTAACAACACCTGTAGAAGTGTTTACAGCAGTTACTGCTTTACCAGCAGTGTTAATGTAGTCAGTTCCAGATACGTCATAAAGGGAAACTTCGTCCCCAATCTTTATGCTACCTGCAACTGAGGCTGGCACAGTTGATGTACCTGAACCACCAGCAGATGCGATGAATCCAGAACCAGCTAATAGCTCTTCGTTAATTTCCTTAACGTGGTCAAGCTGTGCATTTTCGTTTTCCAACGCCAACACATCACCAACTCCACCTTCTAGTTGTGCAGTGAATACTGATTTCACTGACGCACCGAAAGTAGTTGATACGATTCTAGGTAAACTAGAAACGTTTTCAATTTGTGATACGTCTACTGTTGGGATAGCACCAGTTTCAGTTACAGGTCTTGACCTGCCACTTCCTCTGTCGCTTCTTATTCTCCAACCAGCAGTGTTACCCCAAACGTTTCTTGGGATAGCGTTGAAAAATCGAGTTTGGTTATTCAATGCGTGCCATACTTTCCTACCATAAGTAGTATTGAAAATACCTGTCGCAGTGTCAACCGTGAAATAAGTTTGTTTCTGTAAGTATTCTGGACCGAACACAGACGAGTACAAACCTCTTTGTGACTGAGAGATAAACTCAGTTAAAGATGGATTTGACATAACTTAATTTCTCCTCTTTCTTTCGTTTATTATTAATTACTTGTTTATCCAAGAAGTTCTCTTGGTACACCGTCAGTGTCTCCACTTTCGATTTTGTGTTGGATGTCTCTTAATTGTTTGTAAGAGAGACCAGATAGTTGGTCTACAGTATCACCTGAATTTTGGCTCTTCACTATTGGTGTTGAACCGTCTGTTCCTAGAGCACTAGGAGTGTCTGGTGTGAATACTTGTGGTCTTTGCAAACCATTTTCTTCCCTGAATCCCATTTTTCTTAGTCTTGCTTCAGTTTCAGTTTGGACAGCTCCTTCGAGTTGCTTCTTCAATGATTCAATTTCTTTTTTCATGTTTTCCATTTCGTCATCGTCTTCAGCTTTATCCATTTTTTCTGAATCTTCATCGTCATCGTCAGCTTTTTCCATGTCGTCATCGTCACCAGATTCCATTTTGTCTGTGTCGTCATCGCCATGTTCGGCTTTCATTTTCATTTTTTCAGTATCATCATCGTCTTCTTCTTTTTTCAAAGAGTCTTCTGATGCCTGAATGTAATTCTGTTGTTCTTCTATGTCAGAAGTAGGAGAGACAGGCTTGTCTGTATCCTGTGGTCCTGGTGCAGTAGCCTTTGCAGGTCTGCCTTTTGAACCATCGGTGTCAAGTCCTAACTTGTTGTCAGGGTCTTCCTTCTGGAGGTTAGATAGAACCATAGAAGTAATAGATTTTGCTAACTCATCGTGAGCTGCTTTTTCCATTGCTTTTTCGTTTTCTTCTTCCTCAGCTTCTTCTGCCTTAGAAAGTCTTTCGTCCATCTTCTGGAGTACTTCGGCAACAGCACCCATTGCGAGGGTGTTACCCTCTAGTTGCTTTTTTATGTCTTCAATTTCGTTTGACATTTTTTACCATTCCTTACTTAGGTTTTTTGAATTTCTTCGACCAATCCAATCCACGCTGATTGCGTGGTTGGTCTTAGCCATCCGACCCCACAATACCTTGTGATTTAGAAAATTATAAATAATTTATATTTATCTAATTTATTATACGAATTAAACCTAAAATTTTTACAGAAAGCGTATTTAGTTATTCGCTTTCTATTTTAGATTGGACACCATTTGCTTCAAAGGAAAGCATATCATTACGAAAATCATAGAGTGGTACCTGAATTAGCTTCTTCAATTTCTCCAATTGATTGCCTTCAGGCATAGAGGCTTCTACTAAATCTAATACTTTACCTACCATTCTAGAGTGAGTTGCAATAATATATTCCTGTTCTGGTGTTACTTTACTTATGTCTACCATAACTACTCCTTAAAATCCGAAAGTCTTTGGGAAATGGTCAGTAAAAATTTTGTTGAACTCTTCTTCAAATGTTTTACTTAAGAACCCTGTCCCACCACCAGCACTTACTTGTCTGTATGTATACCAACCTGAACCTAAATCAAGTGGTCGCATATCTTGGTAAGTCTTAGTGTGTGCTCTTACGGATATTGTTTTTCCTGATGGGAGTTTTCTTTGGTGTTGAGGGATTGGTGATTCATAAGGTCCTTGAAACTTTCTTGATTCCTTTTGACCTCCGTCTATCTTATCAGCATAATCAACATCATATGAAATAGAAAAGCCTCCACCTGAAAGGGGAGTGTATCTACCAGACGCTTTTAGATTACCTGTCTTTCCGACAGGGCATCGCTCTTGAGATTTTCTGAATATTTCTTTACCCATAGCATCAACAAATCTTTTTATTTGACTGTCGAGACCTGTGGGTAAAAATCCTGCTTGAACCATAGTTAAACTCCTATGGTTTATTATACGAAGCTAGGTTTATTTTTTTACTTATCTTCGTGGTCTTCTACTTTAGCCACTTCTTCCCTAGCTTTTATTTCCTGTTGTACATCATACTTAGTCTTGATGTTTGGGTTAACACCAGGCATTCTTATTTTTTTATATTTTTTATTCCCTGTGGGTTTCATTGTAATGGAATGTCTTCCTTAGTAATTTGTCTAGCTATTAATTTGTCTGCCACTTTATCTTCTATCTTATCCTTATTAATTAAGGCTAAAGTTACTCCCACACCTACAGCTAGTGAACTTACTACAGGTAGACTTTTCATTGCCATTCGTAATGCTTTAGTCATCTATGCTCCTGCTAAAATTGCTGCAAACATCATACCTACTATGCAGGCAAAGTATGCAACTAGTTTTATATTTATTTTAATTTTTTCCCAGTTATTCACTTTCTAGTACCTTCATACCAAGTGCGATTATTCCACCTGTACAACCTGTGGCTATTTCTGTATAGCCTTGCCACACACCCACTGCACTTAATACTCCTAGTACTATTATAGCAAGAAAAATTTGAGGTCTTAATTTACCCATCATTATTGCCTATTTCCTTCATTACGAGTTTGTTCTAATTGTTTTTCAAGCTGTTGAACTTCTTGCTGCAAGTTTTCAATATCTTTTTGCATAGCCGTTATATCAACTTGCAACATGGTAAACCAACTTACAGCAGAAACTAATATGGCTCCTACTGTAAGAACTAAAGTGGCTGTAACTTTATATTTATTTTTACCAACCTGAATATCCACTATGGGCTAACGCCTCCTGGTGGAACAGGTGTTGATAATAATACTTCGTAGTTATTATTTACTTCCCATATACTAGCTAATGTACTAGATTGCACTGTAAATTCTTTTGTTGCTAAGTTACTATCGTGTCCAATCTGTGAAAACTGAATAGTTAACTCACCAATATCAGCTTGTCTAATTACACATGTACCACCAGATGATACGATGTTGCTCAAAACTAACTTGTTAATCTTAGCGTTAGTATTTGTTAAACTACCTGTGTCTAACCAAATTCGGTCATATGTACCACCTTCAGTCTTCAACAAGTCTGCCATGAAGTTACCACCACTAACTCTTAGGTTTCTTAATGTACTTGTAAGAGTCTGTGAAATACTTAATCCATCAGCAATGTTTTCTTTAATCACAACTTTGTGAGCAGTTACATCTGATAGTGTTAATGTTTTACATGTATTTCTTTCAAACAATAGCTCACCTATTTCTAGTCTAGCTGTTGTTCCTGATTTACCTTCAATTAAGATAGCTTCAGATTTACCTGATGGTATTGTTGAACCTGTATATGCTTCACCAATTGATACATTAGAGATATTTATTTCTTCTACTGGTGTAGTTCCGAGGACAATCCTTAACGTGTTATCGTCTGGGAAATCTTTCCTCCACGCCATTTCCTTCTCTAATGTTTCGCTAGGAAATTCTGATGGTGCTGCATAAATACCTGGTGAACCATTAGCAAAACTTCTTTCTACCACGATTTCATTTACTGCAACTGCTGTTGTAGCTGTACCACCAACTGCCAATAAACCTACTGCCATTTGAGGATTTAATCCAAAGGCTCTAAGCATACTGTATGGAGATTTCATTATTGTAAAGAACTTTCTCCACTTAGTTGATTCACTATTTAAGTATTCTACTTTTGCAAATAACCAATCCCTAAATGCTTTTACATCTTGATAGATATAAAGAGGTGATTTTAGTATTGCCATAGGAGTAGCTTTTGCTAGTCTAATCATTTGTTTTAGACTTCTAATATGCACAGCCATTCCTAATAAGATTGATGTGACCGATATTCCAATTGAATACCAATACCATGTCTGTAGAAATTCTAAATAAGATAATACCATCGTGTAGGTAATCACATAATTAAAATACCCTATCTCTATTGGTGCTATTTCCCACCATAGATTGACTGGATTAATTGCCGTAATGCTTAACGCTATTCCACCACTCACTATTGTTACAAATGTGAATAGTGCGAGCAGAGCGTTCCCTGCTTTCTTTAACATTGATTTCATCAAGTTACTCCTGTTTAACTAGTAAGTTCCCCGACAATTATCATTAACGATAGTAAAAAGGCTATAAATATACTTAATTTTATTAATATTTCTGTACGCATATAGTCACTTAGTCCTCCGTTTAACTAACTGCCTATACTATTATACTAATTAGGAGCCCAAACTTCTGGCAAAACATCATTAAATGTTTGTGAACTGTCATCAAACCTATTTAGGTATATGATGTCCTTACCAATCTCTCCATATTTAGGATGATAATATAGTGCTAGTTGTCTTGGTTTATTGATGGCTTGCACTCTTTGCATGGCAAATTCATCTCCACCTTTCATGCATCCACAGATATGTATCGCACCTGTGCCAATATCTATTTCATCTATTCTATGAAAGTGCCCTATCAAAACTGAATCAAAGTATTCAGGTAAACCAATTTTTTCATCTCTTAATTTACCTATTTCATCTTGAAGACCTTTTCTAAACTGTAGGATGTTACGCATGTTTAGAATACCTTTACTAATCGCCGTGCCACTTCCTGCACCATTTACAAAGTCTCCATGAGATAGAAGTAGATTTCTATTTTTAACTTCTACTGAAGTCATGAAAGATTTAGGAATATGAAACTCTATGTTCTTTTGATTTCTACAGAATACCGATACCCATTGATACAACATATAATCCCAATCCATATATTTATTCTTCATAGGTGGTTTCCTAGTCATTCGACCATGATTACCAACAACACATGGAACTCTTACTTTATCGAAGTGTGGGGCTAAAAACATTAATGCTTGTGCAATAAGATTAGCTCCTCTAATCATTTGTCCCATGTTGTGGTCATTATTAGTTAAAGCTAATTCCATATGGATGTCTCCACTAATCATATCGCCTAACATAGGAATTACTAATTCATCTATCTCTACAGAGTTTCTTCGTAGTTCGGCAAGAGTTAATACTTGAGTAGCCCATCCGTGTAGTCTTTTATTAAATATATCAATGTTGTAAGAGTTTAAACCCACCATCTCGTCTGCTTCAACATTATCTCCAATGTGTGTATCTGATAGAGGTGCGACCATAGATTGTGCACTTGCAGCCCTGACTTTTGTTTTAGGCTTTCGTATCTTATATTTTTGAACTGACTTGTAAGAAGGAGTAAATTTTTTAACAGCGTCTATAAGTAGTTCTTTTTTAGCTTCTTGTTTTAACGCTGACTCAGCTAATTTTTTCCAGTACTTTGCTTCACCTTTATATTTTTCAATATTCTTAATTAGTTTAGCGTGAGCGTCAGGAGAAAACTCTGTTGGCATTTCTTGGGTTTCTTCTTTAGAGAGCCCCTCTCTTAAAGAGACTTCTCTGTCGTACCACTTTTGATAAGTTGTTCGGTGTGCTGCGAAATTGTGTTCTTCTGCCATCCACACGGCTATTGATTCCCAACTCCACCCTGCGAGTCGCCTCTTGATTATTTCGCTTTTTGCCTTTTCTGGGATATGAGTCATAGTCTCTCCTTATATCTAATACTATTATTTTACCACACGTAAAACAGTGTAAATCTTTATCTTCGTTTAGTTGCATTGATGCACTACATTTAGGGCAAGTAATCAAATATCTAACTTATCCATATCTAGTTTATCGAATAATTCTTCAGCTAACATTATGCCAGCTTTAGAGTCACTGTGAAAATGAACACCTGCTGTTACTCTATTTGTAGTTATTTCATCAGCTAAATCAAAGAATCTTTCTTCATACTCTGGATACTTTTTAGTTAACACCATTGCAATAATATGTGATTGAAATGCATGACCTGATGGATAAGACGGAGTTTTACTAGTTTTTAAATCTTCAGGCACCATGTTTACTCCGTGATAGTCTGTTAAATCTTTTGGTCTAGGTCTATTAAATTTCATCTTTTGTCTTAAGATTATTGTCCTAGTCTCTCTGATGATTGGTTTTAAATCTTCTTTAGTCAAATTTATTTTATCTTCTTCCTTTTTATCTATATCAAGAACTTTAGCTAAATCAATGAAAGACTTATCTAAATCATTATCTTGTTCTTGAATTGCTTTTTCTTGATAATCATCTGGGCGTTCTTGAAAGTTTTCATGAGCTGTTAATATTTTTTCTAACTCTGCCTTTACTTCTTCACTTTCATTAGGAAAAGGTTTTGGTAATTCAATTTCATCTACCTCATCTAAAGTTAAATCAAATAGTTCTAAATCTCTTTCCATAGCCTTTTTAGAACCAGGTCTTAGTTCAGCCGTGTCAGTCCACTTTAAATCAGATACATCTTCTGCTTTTGCAAGTTTCTGTGTGTAGTTGTAAGCTGCATTGTTACCTGTATAAGTTCCACGATGTTCGTCAGCATCTCTAGTTAAAATTTTTATATCTTCTTCATCTTGAATTTCATCTACATAATCTTCATCTGCTTTTTGAATTTCATATTTTCCTGTTTTGATTTTATTTTTAATTTGTTTTATTTGATTAGCTATGGATTCTTTTGCATCATCCATACTAAATGATGCATCTTCTTTATCATGTTCTGTATCATGAGCTTCGTCAGAATGTTTTTCTATATACGCACCATCATCTGATTTCAAAATGTCTGATATAAAACTATCTATATCTTTTGGTTCTGTGTCTTTTTCTATTTCAGGATTGTCATCAATCTCGTCTTTTTCAGCACCTCGTTTATATTCACCTTGTTGCCCCTTCCAGTCCCAACCACTATACTGTTTAGCTACATCGACTGTACCTGAACCAACAGCTGCTGAGTCTAGATTGTTTTCAGGACCTTGTTTCTTAGCATCTTCTTTATATCCACGCACTCTTCTTTCAAAGTCGTTTTGTTCTGTCACTACATATTCATCGGTCTCACCATCGGTTTCTACATATTTTTCTTTTTCTTTCATGTGGTCAACCACCTTCGGACCTAAATTACCTCTTACAGTTTTATTACCATACGCACTAGCATCTTCATTTACAGTTGAAGTCATAAGTTGACCTGCATTTTTCTTAACGCTGTTTATAAGAGAGACTAAGGATTTAGTCATATCTTTGGGTTCTGCCATCTGTGGGCTGTATTCATCTAGAAAAGCTTCTAGTTTATCTATGCCATCTCTCTTCCTTCGTTTTCTTTTAGGTTTTTGAGTGCTTCGATAAGTACTAGAAGTAAAAGCTGTATCTGGTTTTCTTAATGGTCTGTCATTTACAGGCATTAGTTTCCTACTTTTTCTTCGTTGAATTTATAACTTTGGTAAAGTCAAAGTCATCTGAACTATATTTATATGTAAAATTATATTTTTGATTTTCATTCTTAGCTTTTAAAGGCTTTTTCTTTGCATACTTAGGATTATATCTACCATAAGTTCGTGTATAAAAACCTGGTGAGCCTTGTGCTGTCGTGGTTGCCACTGTTCCTGCACCTCCACCAGCTCCTGGTCCACCACCATATTCTTTCATCATAGAAACAAACTTCTTCACCTTCTTAGATTTTTTAGATGTTTGATATCTGTCTAACATTCTTCTGCCTTTAGCTGCAAGTTTCTGAGCTTGTTGTCTTGTGCTAGGTGCTGACTCACCCCAAGCTCTAGCTGCTAAAGCTAATCTAGTAGGGTTACCTTTTTTATCTTTCATCGGACCTCTAGGATTAGTGTAAAACCTTGTTAGGAAACTACCCTTTCGCCTTTTCTTTTCAGGTGTATCAGCTTTACCTTTTACACCAGGCTTTAAGTTAGCTCCCTCTTTCTTTTTAAAATATTTTCTTCCAGCCGCAGTTAGACCACCTTTAGGGTTTTTAACTTTCTTGCCTTTATATTTTTGCTTTAAGATATTTAGATAATTAGCTGTCATCGTCATCGTCCTCATCTTTATCAACCATGTTTGGATTCATGATGCTAGTATTTTGAGGTCGTTGCTTTTCTTTATCATCTTTTGCTTTTGGTGTAGTAAATGTAGCTTTATCTATTTCATTAATACCTAATGAACCTAATTTAGCTACGTAGTCCACACCATCCTGAGAGAACCACATTTGACTTCCATCAGGTGTTACTTCTTTTATAATAGGAGATTCAAATCCTCTAGATATTAAATCACCCATCCATGAGTTACCTTTCTTGATACCCATGTCTCTTTGTTCAGCCGCTTTGGTTCTAGCTTCTGCATACTCTTCCATGTCTCTTTCTTCATCAGTACCACCTGCTTTATCAGTATGGTCAGGTGTAATACCACCCATTCTACCTTTGAACTTTCTTTGAGACTTTGGAATTGACTTTTCTAATTCATCTATGGTGCCTTCTTCCTCGCCACCTTCTTCGGGAGGTGCTTCTTCACCACCTTCAGGACCAGGTGCTCCACCTTCTGCCATCATAGCTTGCTGTTGTTCTTGCATCTCTTGTTGTTGTAGAGCTTGTTGTAGCCCCATCTCAGCTTGTTGCAATCCAATAGCTTGTTGTTCTCCAGCCATTTGTGCTTGAGGTACAGCTTCACCGTCTACCATGAACTCTGCTTCTAACATGTCCACACCTTTTTCTTTTAATTTAACATCGAAGCCCATATTTAAATATTGTGTTGCAATAGATATTCTTTGTTGTGCCATTGCAAGTTTAGTGTTTTCTGCTTTTTCTTCAGGGTTAGGAAGTTTTAATGTCCAATCTGTAATACCAAAAGCTTTAAGTAAAAGTGGGATTACCTTTTCATGAAATAATCTTTGGTCGCCCTCTACCACTCTGCTCATCACAGTTAGCTGTGAAGTCTGTTGTGATAGTCCACCAAATGCGTCAGGGGCTCCTTGCCACGCAGGGGAAACTCCCCACATAGCTGCAACCCTTTCTCTAATCTCTTGTCTTACAGGTAGGTAATCCATTTCTTGTAGTGTGTGGAATAGTCTTACCATATCCACCCTACCTCTATTGTTTCTAGCTGAAACAGCAACCATAGGTATATAGTTAGGGTCTACTCTAGTTTGAGCTGCTATGTGGTCTCTTTCACGTCTTAAGCTTTCAGGGTCATCTGTTGTAACCATAAGCATGGACGAAGGCATCTTTCTTTCAAAGAAGTATCGGTATAAGTTTTTATCCATACCAATTAAAGTTAAGGCTTTTTCAAATATAGTTAATATTGGAGACCAACCATAAGTTTCTGATGGTGCATACTTAGTTAAATGTATCACTTCATTATCAGCTAAGTACATGTGTTGGTTTCTGTGATAATACTTGTACATTGCAGGGATTCTTTCATATCCTGCTTTAGATTTACCTGGTTCTTCAGTTACATCAGTTCTATCTAACGGACATATCCAATGTGCATTTTTAGGTAAACCTGCTGCATCTAAATCAAATTCTACTAATGCAGGGTTTAATCTTCTAATTTCAATTACTTTAGATTTAATTTCACCGTTCCCCACATCTTTATATTCTTTAGCTAGATACATAAATGCATCATCGATAGAGTTTAAGTCAAAGTGAAACTGTCTAAAGATTTCTTCAAGACTTTGGTCAAACACGTTAGCATCTGCCATAAATCTAGCTAGTCTTTCTTTTTGTTCGGGGTCAGGATTGTCTGTAGTTGCATGCCATTCTATCCCACGTCTAAATACTTCACCTGTAATGTGATTTAATGGAGCTCGTATTTCTTCTACTGAGTATGCTATTGTTTGAATATCTTGCACCATCTGCTGACGATATGCCATTTGATGTCTGACCCACGTATTTACAACGTGGTCTAATCCCATAGTAGGTGCTGTTCCTGTATCTCCTGTTGCCTTCTGCATCATTTGCAACATGTTGATTTGACTATTTAAGTCAGTCATTTGCTGTGCAATTTTTGGAACTTCAGGTAAGTAGTCTCCGAGCTTCATATATTATTCCTTAGTTAAGTTATCAAAGTCAGTTATAGTAGATGTAATCTTAAGATTATATTCCATCGCCTTTAACTTTATAATTGCGTCCTCACTCATTCCTTTGTAAGGTTCTTCTTTTTTATTAGTCTCTTCTTTTATTTTACTAATTTCATCTTTAAGTTTAGCAATTTCAGCATCTTTTTCTTCTAACTCATATGAGTTGTCACTTCCAAAATCTACGTTCTCTAAGACTCCAAGTCTTGCTGCTTCTTTAATTAAAGCAGTAAAAGCACTTTCAGTTAAGATGGATATGGCTTCATTATCATCTGGAATGTCATCTTCCATACTTACATCTTTAAGTGCTTCATGCCACGTATCTAAAATACGCCACGTTTTACTTGTTTCATCTCTTACAGCTATATACTGAACTTCTCTGTCTCTAAGCAAACTGTTATACATCTATGCTCCTTTTATATTATTTTCTTTTGTAGACACTCCCACCTAGTATCACTTTGATGGTTCCAAATATAAATCTAATTAATTTGATTAGTATCTTACTTATCATTTATCTAAGTTTATCATCTAAGAACTTTAACAGTTTACTTAGACGACCTACCTTTCTTGCTACCTTTTTTGAATATTCAGCACGACTACCCACACCACCAGCTTTACGTTTCTTGCGATTAGTAGCAGCTTTTTGTGATGCTGTTAACCCTTGACGTACTTTTTTAGGTAGATATCTACCACGTTTACTCTTAGGTTTCTTTTTATCTTTAGTAGTAACGTAATCCCAATCTTGGTCAGTCCAGCTACTAAGAGACCTTTGTCCTTTAGTTTTAGCCATTATTTTCTATAACCTCCACCAGCTTTCTTATATCTCTGTGCAAGTAGTTGAGCTTTACGTGCAGACCATTGTCCTGGTGCACCACCCTTACTTCCAGCTTTGATAGCAGCAAACTGTCGTTTCCTCATGGCAGGCTTAGTATAATTACCAGCTTTATTCACGGTAGATTTTTTTCTTTTTCCTTTTATTATATCAGTAAAGATACCGATAGCTTTGTTAAGCAACATGACACATACTCCATCCACATGTTTTACATGTTTCACAACCTGATTCCATTACAACTATTGCATTGTCACAGCAATCGTATTCAGTGCTAATCCCTGTTTCACTTTTTTCTGTCACGTCAATGTCTAATGTCATTTGGTCTTTTGTATTTTCTTTTTCATCAGTCCCTTTAACCAAGACTTCTTTTTCCCGACTTCCAGCTCTATAGACTGTAATACCCTTACAACCCAATCTCCAAGCAGATAAGTAAGCCGACTCAACATCAGCGATGGATGCTTCATTAGGAAAGTTAATTGTCTTTGAGATACCTGAGTCACAATCTTCCTGAAATACTGCTTGCATCCCAACGTGGTCTTCAGCAGAGATTTCTGGAGCTGTGACATATATTTCTTTAGCCCATGGTGGTACATCTTCTCTTGATTCTAAGGAACCTCCCTGAGATAGATGTTCCATCAAATCTTCCGAATAGAAATCATTTGCCTTTGCATCTGCCTCAAAATATTTATTTACGTAGTAGAGAGTCTTACCTTCTAAAATGTTTGCTTTTTTCCAAGCTAACGCAAATGTTGGCTCAACACCACTTGATGTGTCGGCTAACATAGATATAGTTCCTGTTGGAGCTACTGTTAATCTACAAGCGTTTCTATATTTTTCATCTTCTCCGTAGTCACTTTTTTCCCATGCAGGAAATGTTCCACGTTCTTTAGCTAATTTCATTGATTGTTCATCAGCCTTTTCTCTAATAAAAGACATGATTTGTTTTCCTAATTCTCTACCCTCTATACTATTATACTTAATTCGTAGCTGAATTAGCAGGTCTGCAAACCCCATAACACCTAAACCTATCTTTCTAGTAGCTTTAGTCATTTTTTCTATTTCTGGAGTAGCGTACTTGTTTGCATCAATTACGTTATCTAAGAAATGTACAGATGTTTTTACAACTTTTTCTAGCTCTGCCCAATCTACATCATTGTGAGAATTGTGGAAGAACTTGGCTAGATTGATTGAGCCTAAGTTACAGGATTCATTTCCTAATAAAGGTTGTTCACCACATGGATTAGTTGCAATCATTTCGCCATATTCTTCTATAACATGATTGTCTTTGTTAACATTGTCTAAGAATATCATCCCTGGTTCACCGTTTCTCCAAGCACCATAAATGATTTTATCAAATACTTCTCTAGCATCTAATTCACCCACAACTTCTTTTGTGTTTGGATTAATTAAAGGATACTTTACTCTAGCTTCTACTGCTTTCATAAAGTCGGCATCTACTCCAACAGAAATGTTGAAGTTGTGGATGTCTCCCTCTACCTTCTTACAATCAATAAATTCTAATATATCTGGGTGGTAGACTGACATTACTGCCATATTCGCACCATCTCTCTTACCACCTTGTGTAATCATAGATGATACTCTAGATAGTGTCTGTAATACTTGAATCGGACCACAAGCAATACCATGAGTTGTTTTGATTCGGTCACCCCTTGGTCTTAGTTTAGATAAAGAGAAACCTGTTCCCCCACCAAACTTTTGTACCATAGCTATATCATGGGCTGTTTTCATAATATCTTCCATACTATCTTCTAAAGGTAATACAAAACATGCAGACAAGGTGCCTTGTTCTGTGCCAGCATTCATAAGTGTAGGAGAGTTCGGGATAAATTTTAGTCCTTTCATCATTCCTATAAAGTCCAATGCTGTCAAAGATGCATCAGCATCCATTCTTCCATATTCTGTATCAATTTTTGATATGGCTATACCAACTCTTTCAAACATGTCATCTGCTGTTTCAATGACTTCGTTGTTTTCATTTTTTAAATAGTATCGGCTTTGTGCCACTGTTTCTGCTTGTGTTGTTAATGTTGTCATTTTATAATTTCTCCTATCCTCTGTGACCACAGTAAATGCAAAGTTTTCTTTCTGGAACCCAAAAATTGGGGGTGCAAACCATCTCCGTACAATTAGGATTCGGAGCTTTTTCGCTTGTTACTTCTTTCTGATTAACAGGTTTGAAGTCTAAACTCATCTTCTTCTTTAACTCTTCTGCACTATTTTCTTCTTGTCCTGAAGGGTCTACTGCGTCTAACCAATCAGATGCACTACCTAAAGATTCATATCTATACAAAGTTGTTTCATATGCAGCTTGAAGTGCCATTGCTATTGAAAAGAAAGCATCACCGTGACCCATAGGGGTTTCAGGAGCTTTTAATTCATTACTTACAGAAACAATTTGTTCTTTTTGCCTAGAGTCTTGAACCAACGTTAAATTACTTTTACTAACGTATTCTTCAAAGATTTGAGCCATGGTTCGTTTACTCTTCAAAGTGAAGTGCATCGCATGCCATACAGGGTCTAATCCCCTATCCTCAAGTTCACCTCTAGTATTATCTATGTAACCTTTTTCTAAGTCAAAGTTTTTTGCAATATCATTTAGATATTCTATTTGGTCAGAGTAACTCCAACCATCTAACCAAGACTGGTGCACTTGTTCTAACTTCTCTCCTACTCTTCTGAAGATAACTAAATGTGATGGGTGTCTTTTTTTACCCACGTCAAACCCTGCAAAAAGCTGTTCGTGTTCATCTTTCTTTTTGTAGATGTTTGATGCAGGATGATTCCTAAGAGTTGCATCCTCGCAATTAGTTATTTCCTCTTCATTAAAATAGGCTTCAGTCGCAAAATGTGGCTGCAATAAAAACTCTGAAGCGAATGATTTTGGTCTTGCCTCTTGTTGTTGCAATAACCATTCTTCATTGTATAGCTCAGGCATTAAGACTCTTCTGTTTGGTACAGGGTCTAGAGCTGGTAATACTCGTGATTTGAATCTATCATCTTTTTGTAACTTGGTAAGTAAATCACCAGGCATCATAGGTGTTCCCAAGACAACAACTGGGACACCTTTCAACGGAATGAATAAACTTTCCGTCATGAAGTGGTCTTCTACTTTTGTTATTTGACTTGTGTTTAGTGGATTTTCAGGGTCTCTTAATACGTCATCAGCAATCAATGCTCCGTTAACGTGCATACCTCTTTTGAAAGAAAACAATCCACCATGCATAATTTCCATAGGTCTTTTATTAATATAATATCTAAATGAATAATCTGCCTTTGGAGAACGATTATCCATCATTGAAGTTAGAATTGGATTTCTTGAAACTGTTTTATTTATTTCGGATAAATGATATCTTGCCATACCATCACTATAAGATAGATACAAAACAGAACAATCCCTCGGAGCTTTTAAAAGTCGCCATACACTAAATGCATGACCCATAATTGTAGATTTAAAATGGAAACGTGGTAATACTGCTACATAGTTTTGTCCCGTTTCTAAACACTCTTCAATATCTTCAGCTAGTACACCCACATGCCAAGCACCAAAATATTCAGGGTTGTCAAAACTCTGTGACCATATGTCTCTAAGAAATTCATAGAAACTACCCACATGATAATTCTTTTGCTCAATGAGTCCTGATGCTAATCTTGATATTGCATCGCTATATGTTGTTATTTCATTTTGTTTATTTGTCATCTGATGTACTATCACTCACCAATGTTTGTAATCTCAAAGCTATCTTATTTATTATTTCTTGTTCAGATATCTCTTCTACTAAAATATTTAAAACTTCTTGTACAAAGGATAAATTAATCATCCCTTGCATTACTCTACGCTCACCTTCTATTCCCATTTCTAGGGCTTTAGCTGCTTCACCTGCTCGTATAAATTCTAAACCTTTTAGTTCATTGACTGCCTTCCTACGAAGGATGTTATAGTCATCTAAATGTTCTACTTGCATTCTGCGAAGTTTTTGTGCTTCGCTTTCTATTATCTCTTCTTTTGCTTTTGTTTCTGCCTCCACCACCATGTCTTTCCAGTTAAATCTTTTTGCCCACTCGTATATTGCAGGCGTTGATATTTTCATATCGTATCTTGCAGATAATATTTCCGAAATCTCTCGTCCAGACTTTCCACCTAAATATAATTCACGAGCATGATTCCTAACTTCATTAGGTATTTTCTTGGGCATGTTACCGTCCTACATCATAGGCTACGTTACTAAATCCTTGGTCAGCACTTTGTGATTCAATGCTACCCCCAAAAGGTGTTCCATTTGATTGAAGAAATCTACTCATGTCCACTCGTCCTGTCTGATTACTAGTACCATTAAAGCATTGAGGTACTTTTTCTTTAACACCTTTAGACACGACAGTTTTAAATCTCATAGCAATTTCAGGTTTTCTAGTTCCACATATACCAACCCAACCTTCATCTTTAGGACCTAGTGGTTTATAGTGTGGGTTGTCAAGCATTGTCCCGATTGTTCTACTAGCTCCTTTTGGTGTTTCATTATATATACATTTGTAAAAGTCACACCAAACAACTTTAGCGTACTTCTTTTTAAACTCTTCAGCAGTCATTTTTTTCTTCTTACCCCTTTCGGTAGGAAGACTGTCTACTGTTCCTTTAGCAACATATTTAGCCTTTGTATTGTAACGAAATGTAGGCTTATCATTTGCTTTCTTATACCCTTTAGGCACTCCCATTTTCTGTACTCTCCTTTTGTGCATGCAGTGCAATACAAGCTGCATCTGCGTAATCTTGTTCAGTAAAAACATCCCCCCATTTATCAACAGCATATTGCATAATATCTTGTTTAGAGGAGTTCCCTTTACCTATTATATCTTTTTTCCATGTCTTGTTATCTACTAAATAACAAGAAATCTTCTGCTTGTGGCAAGCTAACTGTATCGCAGTGACAACCGAAGCAATTTGAATAGTTGCTTTCGCATTTTGAATGTAAATTGCCTTTTCAATAGCAGATTTCCTTACTTTTATTTTACTTATTTCAGTTTGAAATTTATCAAAGATTTCAGTAATTCTTTCAGTAAAATTAACATTTGTCACATTAATTTTAAATCTATTGACAAGTCTACCCCCGTCATCAATTAATACAGCATGTACGCCTTTGGATGAACAGTCGATTCCCATATACATTATTTTGTAATCCTTAAAGATATAATTCTGCTAACCGTATGAAAAGCTGTTGTATATGAAGCCAATAAACCTTCCAGTCTTAAAACTTCTGCTTGAGCTTCCCTTAGTTGATGTGCGTGGTCTTTAAGATTAGGGTTTGCAGATAAAACTGCACCTTTAACTTGTTCTTTCACCATACGTTTTGCATCAGTATTTTGTTTTACAAATTTATACATGGTGACCGACATAGCTTCATCAAACTGGTCTGCTAATAATTTTGCTTGAGCCTGCACATCTGACAAGGCATACTCTAAATACGATTTGTAATTACCATACATAGTTAGATATTCTTGTAATCCTTCATTAGTTTGTCGCCAGGCTTCGGCAAATTGTAAATGTGGTTTTTCATCCAAGTCCCACTTTAATGAAGGAACATTCATTTTCTTTTCTATTTTTGGATTTTTTGGTTCATCGTCCAACCAAGTTTGTTGTGTCATATTGAGTGTCTCCCAAATACCTCACGTGCAACTACCTCTGCACAAATTGCTACTTTATTTAAATCTAAATCACCAGCAGTTCTAACTCTAGATTCCATATCAATCCAAAATGGTTTTGTCGGAGATAGAGTTTGTTTTAATGTGTCTACTACATTATCAATGTTATCAGGACCTATCCCACCAGCAAAGCCACAAGTAACATCCTTGTAAGGCATTGGAAAAGTGTTAGGTAAAATACCTGCACCTGATGAGGTGTCAAACAGATATTGGATATTTGGAAAATCACCATTGTTTAAGTAATTGTAAATCCATCCGTCATTCACCCCATCAAATTGAAATATAACTTTTTTATTTGATACAGACTCTAAAAACTTTTCTACTGTAAATAATGTCATTTCTGTATCAGTTACACTTTTCATAACAAGCTGATAATAATTTAGACCATGAAAGTTTAATTGTATTCTTTTAAATTCATCTAAATTTATTTTAGACTTATTTTCTAAGGCATCATCTAAATCACCCCCACATAAATGTGCAGATAAATTCATAGGAGTTTTTCCTTTTTCTTCTAATAAATGACTCAACCATTTTGATGTAGGAAATCTTGACCCACCAGATAGTGGAAATAATATACCCCATTCCAAAAATGGATATTCTTTTGATAATTCAACCATACCTCTAACATTAGTTTGGTCATCAGCTCCTGTTACTGTCATATGTTCTATTTTCATAATCTCACCTTTCTGCAATCACAATAAAATTCACCCCCACATTCTGTTGGAGGTGCTTTAAGTGACATTATAGCATAACACCTATCTAAAATTTGATTGAATTTAGCATCATCTTTTTCTACTCTAAAACATTTAAGCTCTTGATTATCTTTATTTTCATACAAAACATATCCTGTAGTAATTCCTAATTTGTTAAGATGTAAATATACTTGTGCTTGAATACCATGAGTTTCTTGAGGACCATCTAAATCTTCAAACAAAGAACCTTTAATAGATTTAAGTTCTAATAAAACAGTGTTTAATTTAGGGTGTCTTAAAATAAAATCAATTCTACCTGATATCAAGGGATTTTCAAATTTACAAGGAACTTCTTGTTTGATTAGAATATTCATCCGTTCAAAATATTTTTTCATTCTATATTCTAAATAACTACCATTATCAAAAATTCTTTGAATCCGAGCACTTAACGGAAGTTCTGGAAGTAAGCCGTTGTATGCTAAGTATAAATATCTATCGCAAGGATTACCAATAACAGACGCATGAAACTTACCTTTCATACCATTACGTTTTTTAGATGCAAGCATAGCGTCTAACTTATTAATTAGCCATTTGTCTTGTCTTTGTTTTTTTATTGGTTTTCGTTTTCCAACGGCTCCAATTTGTCTAATGCCTGCCATAATTCCCTACATATTTTTTGGTGTGTTTTTTCTTTAATATGTATTATATGTTCCACACCTAACTCATATAATTCATTATCTCTTTTACGGTCACGTTTTCTTAGATGTCCATAGACACCATCAGCTTCAACGACTGTTTTTATTTCGTCTATATAAAAGTCCACGGTATATTTACCGAACTCTACTTGATTAGCATATCTAAGACCTGTTACATCTAAACATTGTTCAAGTAATTTTTCTTGTTTTGTATAATCCCTAGGTAACGTCATTTTTTAATATTTCTAATAATTCAGGTTTAGACACAATAAGTTGTTTCAAACCGTTCATACCTTGTGCTTTATCTTCTCCGAAGGTATACCATGCACCAGCTTTTTTAATAATCCCTTGAGTAATCCCATCACGCATGTAACTTTCAATGACATCTATACCACCATCTACTCTAAATGGAACAATAGCAGAAGACCAATTACTACCACCTACTTTAGTTTTTCGTAATCTTACTTCCATATCAAAACCAACTTTTTGGTCTTTATCTGTTAACCACCCACTTCTTTTTACTTCCAGTAGAAAATGTGAAAAGAAACCTTGAGCTAGACCACCAGGCATATTAGCTAAAGCTACGGGACCAATACTAGACCTTACTTGATTAATTGCTACAAATGCACTTCCTTGCCTCAAAGAGTTCATTACTTTAGGTAATGCAGAATTTACAAATCGTGCCTGCCAAGCCATTGGATTAAAACTAAAGTCTTCTTCAAGATTTTGAGCAGGTACTAGTCCTGCAATACTGTCTAGTACTATCACATCAACTCCTGCTTGCATCATTTCTACAATAGTTTCAAATGCTTGTTCCCCACTTTCAGGTTGAGACAATAACATTTCACCTGTATCTAATCCACATTTACCCATCCAATTAGCATCCCAAGATAGTTCTGTATCTATCCAAGCAGCTACACCACCTTCACGTTGCACGTTTGCACATATTTGTGATGCAAGATAAGACTTACCCACATTAGTAGGACCATATATTAAAGTCATTCGTTTCTTAGGTATTCCACCACCTGTTAATTTATCTAAGTTAGGTATACCAAATTCAATACGATTGTATTCAAAACCTGCATCATCACCTTTTACAATGTTTAACTTCTTGTTTCCTAATAATTGTTCAATTACTTTTTTTCTATCCTTTTCCAAGAGTTCTCCTTTTTTGCATTGCTTCTGCCCACGCCATGCAAACAGCCGCACATTGTATTATTTCTTCGTAAACATGTCCTTCATCATCATCATACATTGCTCTTGCAACTTCACCCACTTCTTCTATTAATATAACTAACCATCTTTCATCAGCATGTCCTGATTGGTCACCCCATAATTCATCCTGTCTAAGTCTTTCATACAATACATCTTCTAAAGCTTGTGCTCTATGAAGCTCAGATAAAAAATTTTTTGCTACTTCTTCTGGAGTGTTCATTTGGTATCACTCGATTCTTTCATAATACCTTCTATTTCAGTATCTACTTTTTCAAGTAAACCTTTATAAACTTTGTCTAATGCAATTCCTGCATCTTTTAATTGGTCTTCAATAGGAAGGTCAGTATCTATATCATGTACTTCCATATCCATTCGACCATATTGATTTGTATCTAGGGCTCCTATTCTAAATGTGAAACCTACTTTAACGCCTATTTTTGCCACGGACTATTCCCTTTCGCTTATCTTTTAATTCTTTATGATGACACGCATAACATACTTTAGTCGGTGTCTTTTCAAATTTTTTCTTATTTAATTTTTTATCACATCCACCACAAGTTGTCCAATTACGGTGTGCCATTTTCTGCCTCTTCTTTTGCTATTAACATTTCTATGTATCTTTTTGCCTTGTATAAATCTTGTAAACCGTCTTTATATTTCCACCTAGTTATATACTTTATTACATTCCCTTCTGCAAATCCCATATCGTTATCGTGTATGTAATCAAAAGGTTCAATTGTAAAATCATAATGCACAGGCTTTTTACTGTACGATTCTATAAAACTATATTTTTTATTTTCACTCAAGTGTAATCTCCTACATGATATCTAATACATTCTTTTGGCACATCTTTTATAGGTATTGCATAACCTTTAGATTGATATAAATTATCTGTACCTATCTTCTTTTCATTATATCTTGTTTTATTGTCTAGAAACCATTTTTGAATAAGTCCTGTGTCTAAGACATATAACTGCCCCATTTCAATAAAATAATAAAAAATGAAATCAGCTTCTGTTTTTAAGAAACATCCCAAAGTATTTTTAGAAACATTACTAATAGTTTCAAAGAAAAAGTTCCCTGACGTATATGTATCTGTTTTTACTTCTACTGTTAGTTCTTTGTCGTCAGGTTTTACACTCCATAATAAATCTATATCTTTAACTTGATAAGGCTTATCATCTTGCACGTCCCACACACCTGTTGTTTTAGGTAATGTATATAACCACTCTATAATGTGAAACACACCACGTTCACCTAATGCTTTTTGGTCTTTCCAGCTATGGTCTAATTTTCCTGTTACCATTCTACCCATTCCTCGCTTTCTTGTTCTGTTGTTATTAATTCGCTTGCATCTTTTTTAGTTGCCCAAGAAGGTTCACACACTTCCATATCAACATCTAAAGGGATACCTAGAGTATTTACTTTAAGTAATTCCCTTATTTTTGGCAACACCTCTTGAACTTCATTTTTATCTATCTCACATATCACTTCATCGTGCACCTGTAATAATAGATTGCTTTTCTTATCTTTTAGATATTTATGTATCTCTATCATACGTTCACTCATAATATCTGCACTGGTACCTTGGACTAAATAGTTAACTCCTTTGTAGCCAAAATTTTTATCAATCCTATATATTCTGCCATACCTATTCTTTACCCACCCCTTTGTTTCTACTTTTTTCACTACATTGTCAAAAAATTGTCTAGAACCTTGAATACCTTCAAAATATCTTTTCTTATAATCTCCTGCTTCGTCTGGAGTAACATTTAATTGTGTAGCAAGCTTTGCATTACCTATTCCATATATAGTTCCAAATGTAATTGCCTTTGCTGTTTGTCTATAATATTTATATTCTTTGTGATTTTCATCAACTTTAAAAGCCAATTTAGCAGCCTCACCATGAAAATCCACATCACTTTGGTGCAACATCTTTTTTACTGCTTCGTTGTGCATGGCAATATAACTTAGGAAAACTCTAACTTCCATTTGAGAGTAATCAAAACTTACTAGATATGTGTTTTCTCTAGGTATAATTAGTCTACGTAGTGAGATTTGATTATTAGACTTTTCATCAAAAGACTCGTCTCCAATAAAAGCCCATGTCTTTATGACATCGTTACTCAACTCTACACTCTTGCCACCCTTAGCTGATATGACTGCATCTACTCTATTTTTTACAGTAGCCAAATCTTCGTCTGTTAATTCTACATCTGTCACCTTAAAGTGGTTTCGGGGTACATTTTGCAGGTTTGGGTTTCTAGAAGATAATCTACCTGTTACTGTTCCCCAATTACAAAAGTCGGTGTGTAAGTCCATGCCGTTTTCATTATCAAAGGGTTCTAAGTAAGTAGACCTAAGTTTTTCTAGTGTTCGCCACTGTCTAACTAACCCTGCAATAGGATGATTAATTTGTGCTAGAGCTGCTTCATTCCATGAGTCTTGCCCCTTAGCAGTTTTTTGTGGGGAGCTAATACCTAGACTTTTAAATACTGGACCCATTTGTTGTGTGCTTGCAATATTATATTCACCCTCAAACACATCTTTCGTAATATCATTTATGTTTTCTTCTATGTCTTGTTTTCTATTTGCTATAAGTTCTGTAGCTTTCTTAACATAACTCGTATCAACCTTCACACCTTTGTTCTCCATTTCAAATAAAACTCGTGTAAGTTCTATTTGTAACTTCCATATGCTTTCTTGTTCTGTTTCTTTTATCTTGTCTAAGCAATCAAGGTATACTTTCCTGGTATAAAATACATCTTTTTCACAATAAGGTCCCAGTACATCAATCGGTGCTTTACTAAAATCTTTTGTCCATCCACCACTACGTAATATCTTCTTGGTGTCCAAATCATATTGTGCATGCTCGATGCCATATCTTCTTTTGATTGTTTCGGTTAGTGCTAACATATTAATATTGCTATGTTCAGTCAATCGCACCATTGGTAGAACATCTATAATATCTTTATTAGAAATGTCTAAACCTTCTTTCTGTAAGAATCGGATGTCGAATTTAGCATTATAAGCTACTAGTGTTTCGGCTCTCGCTGAAAACATATCTATTAGCATTTTTATTTGTCCATCAGAAAGATTTACTAATCCAAAAGGCATATGCCTATATGGAAAATAAAAAGTGTCTGATGAATTTAATAATCCGACTCCGATTCCACAGAGTTGATTGTAGCCGTGTCCATCTAACCCATTTGTTTCAACGTCTACAAAGAAGAACGTGTCCTCATGCAAACGTTGTAATGTGTCATCAAATGTATCAGGTTGTACAATCATAAGAACCTTTACTCAAACAAGTTATCGGCAGATTGTTCTGCTTCGGTTCCTGCCTTTACACCCCAAGTGTCAATACAGTATTGAGTTATTGAAGGTAGGTTAGCAATTTCTGCTTGTTTATCAGCAGGTATTTCTAACTCCCTTGCAAGCGATGTAATGTGGTAGCTTGTATCTAAACCTGCCCCCATCCTTTTAATTCGGATAGGTGATTTGTTTAGACTACCTTCATCTTCATAGATTTCTTCTAACTGTCCGAAGACAATATCCCCTCGTCCAAAACCTAATTTGATGACCTTGAAGTCATTTACTACTTCTTTGAACATCTCTTTACCACTTTTGCCTTGCACAGGCTCCCAAGATTCCACTCTTCTTTCATTGTGGAATACCTCATCAACGTATGCCCAAAAAGCAAATTGTTGTTTTGGTGAAACACCTTCTGGAATGCCGTCAATGGTCAGTCCTTCAGGTAGTGCGAAGTCGTCTTTTTCTGCATCAAATACAGAATCAAGAACAGTTTTAAAAGTGTTACCGTCTCTATATTGGTAAACTTTAATGTAAGTCATTGCAGTATCATCAGTGTGACCTGTTGCTACTGATTTAATCAAGGCTTGGTCGCCATCTTTGAACCAAAGCTCTGATTGATTATTGTTGACAGTGGCTGGAGCGTTAACTTGCTTTCGCCTCTGTGAAATCATGGATATACCACCCATTTTTTCCTCCTTGAGCCTTTTAAAAAAAGCTTCTATTTGCTATTACTTCTTTGAGTAATGCTTGGTTGTTTATTTCTTGTACATCTTTGTACATGTTTGGCAACTCTATAACTGATGTAAGCACACTACTTGAAAGCATTGTTGTTGCTTTTTCAGCAGCTCGTTGCCCTGCTACATCATTGTCAAAACATAACACAATCTCTTCGATTTTTAAAGACCTTAGTAGATTGCATTGTTCTTTTGACATCGTTGCTCCTAATATTGCTACACTAGGTAGTCCGTGTTGCCACAACCACATAGTATCTAAAGCACCTTCAGTCACACATAAGACGTGTTTTTCAACGTTAACTAGCTTATGTGCTCCGAACAACACTTTAGATTTCTGAAACTTGTAGGAATACATATACTTAGGTATAGCTTTTTGCCTACGAGCAACCCACCCCACTAATTTGTTTTGCGTGTTATGAATAGGAATAATTAAGTCACCCCAATTATTAGTACCACACCCCCAAAACTTCAATATGCTTTCAGTAAACCCTCTATCATAAATCCATTTTGGAAATTTATTAGGTATAAAGTCAGGTATAAAAACATCTTCTATTTCTTCATCTACTTTAGTAATGTCGATATCATCAAAGATATCTAAACTCAAACTTGGTTTTGGTGTCAAAACTTCTGTTAGTTGTATATCATTATAATTTAAATGTTTCTTAAGAAATGTTTTTAATGACCCCTGCCCACAACCTGCAAAACAAATCCACACACCTTTATCAATGTTGATTGCACAGGACGCTACGTTATCCTCATGAAAAGGACACTTGATTGAAAATTCATCTATGCCTAAAGGCACATCAATTCCAACTTTTTCTAACGCCTCTATCCAATCAATCATTATTTACTTTCTTTAATTTTATTAATTACGTCCCAGTATTCTCTCATCAAAGCACTCTGTTCTTTTTTTGAAATCTTTCCATCCTCAACAGCTTTAACTGCTACATCAACCAATTGTATAACTTCAGGTAGAACATCCTTGTACTTTTTGAAAAGACCCCAGTACTTGAAAATCATTGTAATCAAAACTCTATCTCCTCACTTATAGACTCGTTTATTTCTTCAATATGCCCCTTATCAACATCCCATCGTAATAACGATGTATCAGAAGGTAATATACCATCCCGATACTTCTGATATTGTACCATGCGTTGTTCATCAGATTCTTCTACTTTAGCCATTGCTATGGCTACATCAGAAGCTCTAATTAGGGCATCCCCAAAAGCTACTTGGTCGACTCTAGGTGGCGTGAATATATCAGCCGCCTCTCTCGTAGCTTGCGTTGAGACAAATATTGGTTTATTGGTAGCTAGGCAGATATTTTTCATGCCATAAAACAAACTGTGGTTTTGCTCCCACATCGCTTTTCTACCATCACCACTTGATACTAAGTAGATACCATCTACTACAACAAAGTCAGGATTATGTTTTCTTATCAATGCTTGTATACTACCTATAGATATTGTTGACTCACCTTCAATGTGGTCACATACTAATAAGTTTTTTTCGTCTAGTCCTTCTAAGAACTCTTTATATTTTTCTTTATCTATAGGGTCACCATTTCTTAAAGCCTTATGTGAAAAATCATACCCTTTTGCATGTGCCATGATTACATCCATACGTAGATTAATTGCAGATGTAGGCATTTCACTTGATATAAATAAAGTTCGGTATCCTTTCATAATTGCAATAGCTGCAGTTTGTATACACATCCAAGTTTTACCTACAGTTGGTCTAGCAAAGAAAGATATTAAATCAGCAGGTTGCCACCCTACGCCTGTTCGGTTGATGTTTGCAAAAGGTGTTGGTATACCCATAAGACCATCACCTAATTTTCGCATTTTTATTTTCTTTTCATATTCATCTAATCTATCTAATTTACTAGAATCGTAATATGTAACATCTTCATCATAGACTACGTTAATATCTTCAAGACCATCCATAATTTTAGCCAATGCCATCTTAGGGTCAGTCTTTAAATTTTCTTTATTTCTTTGGAATGATTCAACTACTTTTCTAAATATGACTTGTTTTCTAAATTCTTGTGTAAGATATCCAAAATCAGTAGATGGAACATTAATGTCTAAATCTGGGAAATTTTCTGCCAAGACTTTTTTACTTGGGAAATCTTGAAAATCGTCATAAAAATTTGTTATGAAACTAAATGCTTTCCCATGTACTGCAAAATCTTTTGATTTGAATGGGAAGTCATCTAATGTCGATTTCTCTTTTATATTTAATATAATTCCTGATTCTACGTATTCGTAATTTTCCATTAGTCCTCTGTTCTGTATACTGACCTATTGCTATCATCTAAAACATAACACCTTCGATTCTTTTCTTCTGCCATAAGGTCAGCTATTTTTTTAGCTTCTTCTAAACCCTCAACAGATTCTTTTACACCGATTGGTTTATCTGTTAAAGAGTTAATTGCTATTATTCTATATTTTTTCATCTTCGGTGTCAATTCAGTATTTCTGATGAAGCCACCTTTTCTTGTCCTTCTAACCATTTTTCAAATCTCTCTTCTAGTGTTTTTAATTCTTGTGTTTGTCGTGCATTTGGAAACCATGTAGCCTTTAATACATTATATCGCATCCAAGCTTGTTTCACTTTTGCTGTACCCTTACTAATTACATGCCAATATAATTTTGGGTCATGTTGAGTTTGATATCTTTCAAAGGAATTAATAAAATTTAAAACTGAGAAATATGTAGTGTTCTGACCAATGGCATTATACATACCACAAAGAATTAAATATATATCTTTGGATTCTAATAATTTTTTCAATCCTTTAACTTCATCCCCAACAAATGGAAAGGGGCTTTTATTTTTACCTGTATTTACATTATAAGGTTCAGAATTTAATTGTTCATATAACTCCATAAATTTAAGATGTAAATCCCTGGCATTATAATCTTCAAACTTTTTGTTTTCCATCAATATACGCTTTCAATTTTTCTTTTAAGTTCTGTCTTACTCTATAAGATGACTCACCTAAGTCATTTGTTATTTCTTCCATCGTAAGTCCATCCACACGACTAGCAATAAATGCTTTTTCTTTTTCTGTGAATGTATCATTATTATCAGATAATATGTCATCTAGCAAGAGTAAATTAGAAAAATCTTCGGCGTTTGGGTCTTGTAAAGCTTTCTGTAGTTCATTCGGATTCTGTTCATCATCAGTAACCGAAATAAATGTTTTATCAAAGCTGAGTACTTCTGGGAGTTTATTAGCTTTATTAATTAATGTTATCAAAGTATTTATCATTCCTCGATGAACATAAGTGTGAAAACTAGCTGTGCTTTTGCTACTATCGTATTTTTCAGCACACCTCATTAATACCATTCTTAATTCTTGTATTAAGTCATCTTTATCCATGCCATTAACATAATATTTATTAACAAGCCCTTGAATTTTAGGTTCCCATTTTGTTATTAAACTATCATCTATATGTATTGTCATGTAGCCCAACTAAGTGTTTTATCTTTTCTACCTTTTTGCACACATTCAGCAGAACAGTATATGTCGCTAAATCCTTTGCGATAGCCTTGCATAACTGCACTTCTATCTCTTTTAAATTTTATCCTACAAAAAGCACATGTAAGTTCTATTTTGTAATACTCATAGCTACATCTGCCCTTATGTACTTTACGAGTAGATTCTTTTTTGCATACCTCACAAAGTCTGATTTTCTTGGGTCTGGGTGGATTGGGGAAATCTTCTTTTTTTAATAATCTATGTATATATTGTCTACTACAACCTACTTTTTCAGCTATCTCTGCGTTAGACATTAGAGGATTGTTTTTTCTAAGTTTTATTATTTTAGGTTTAAGTTTGTTCATTAAAACGAATCAACGGATGCGTTTGCTCTTTCAAAACTTTCAACTTTCTTTTTTATTAAACGGTTCAAATTTGCCTTTAATAAACTTTCAAAAGTGTTCGTTTCTGACACAGTTCCTATACCTGTTAAGTGTATTCCTGCAGCTTCCATGCGTGCCCATTGTGCATCTGTAAATGATAATGTAATATCAGGCATCTAAATTCTCCTTTAGTTCAGTTATTTCGTTTTTCAATTTTTTAAGTTCAGCAATTAGTGCTACAGAAAGTAAATCATATCGCACTGCTTCAATCTCTCCCTCAACATTAAGTGTTGTAAATTCAGGTAAAATTTCTGCTACCTCTTCGGCAATTAATCCTACATCTGACTTATCATTTGCCTTCCACACAAAATCTTTTGGTTGTAAGTCATATATTCTTTCTGTAGGAACTAATGTTGTATCTTTTATATCTTTTTTATATCTTTTAGAGGATGATTTACTTCTAACTAAATTAAATCCTACACTGGTATCAACAATTAAATCTGTCCCTGTATTTGCTGATAAAGTATCTAAAATCATACCTCCACTATAAAGTCTCATTCTATTAGAGTTACCACTACTACCATCATCTGTGTTAAATTGAATTACTCGACTAGCACCTGACCCAGTAGCTTGTATAAAATTATTACCTGAGCTTAATCCAGCACCCCCAAACACAATACCATTAGTAATGTAAAAATAACCATTGTCATCAATAGTTGCTTCAAAAGTTCCGTTTGATGCAAAACCAATAGAACCATCACTATTGTGGTATATACCTGTATTAGTATCTCCATCAAAAGCAAGAACGGGAGCATTTAAAGAACCACTTCCATATCCTAGTCCTACGTATGGTGCTTCAGTTGTAACTGACCTTCCAATATGATTGATTCCTGATGCCCACTCATAATAAGCTTCTCCGTTTGTATTTAAAGTAGCAAAACCATAAGCTATTATTAATTTACTTGCTTTATCTTTAACTTGACTTTCGTAAGTGCTGTCTTGAACCCAATTTAATCTAACGCTTCCAGATGAATTACCTAAATCAACAAAACAAACATGGAATGCATCAGGAAAACCATCAGGTCCACCACCATCGGTAGAATTTCTTCCTTCTGAATCACGGTCATCAGTAGTATTAAATAATTGAGCACCTGATGAACCTGCTTGTTGATTATTTTCATTGTCTAAAATATATCCATCTATACTATTACCAGGAAGAATTATATATTCCTCACCTTTATATTTTAAAAGACCTTCTTCCCAATGAAGAGAACTATTTAAATTTTCAATTGAACTACCTGTACCACCACCTGTAGCTGGTCTTAATGTACCTGCTCTGAAATTAACATCTATAGTAGGTGGTTCGTGTTCAACAATCTCATCTTCTGCCGTAGAGTAAGCTGATACTTCTGTATTTTGAGCAATCTTTGCAAAAGCTGTTTGTCCCATATTACCTTCGTCTGCTTTAACTAAATTAATTGTGCTAGTTTGCTGTCCCTGACCCTCGGTATAATCAATACTTGATACCATAAAAGATGTTTGATTATCACTAAATGTATTACTGCTTGTAGTATCGATACCTACTAACTTGTTTTTAATTTGAACTAAATGCCCTGTTCGTAAAGGAACAAATATTCTAAATTTATCATCGGCTGAAAAAGTACCACTATTTAAAGTTACTGTAAATGTAGTTGAGCTAGTTGCTGAAACATATCCATAAGCCGCCATACTATTACCTGAAAGTTTCCACGCTACCATACCTACACGTAATCCATATGCTTCAGGGTCTATAGCTGCGTTGTTTGCTGTATTATAAGTGGTCACTACTGTTCCACTACTAGCAACTGCGTTTGCCGTACCATCTATATATTGATAAGGATAATTATTTATTCTTACCGTGCCTCCACGAGTTTCATCTTCATAGGACAAAGCTTCAGATGCGGCAACTCGTATTCCATCAGCGTTTTTATCCATCGGAGATGCTGTGAATACTTTAGGTTTGTTAAAGCCCATCACATCAGCATTATTTATGGTTAGGGACGAAGAATTAAACTCTGCGTAAGAACCATAATCTGTGCTGTTATATATTATTTCTGCTAATCTAAAATGTCCTGTCGTTGGAAAATTAGAGTTAAGGTCAGATACTAACATATAATCTGTTCCTGACGACCAACTATTTAATTTAGTTTGAAATTGTGCTCTACCAACAATTGGTATTATGTGAGATAGCATACTAATTACTTCAGCATCTGCACTATGAGATGCTCTTGAGGTTCCGTTATATCCTCTTTCAACAACTAAATCAGCATCACCACTATCATGCGTGGCTGTTTTTACAAGCATTTCTTCGCTACCTATTTTTATAATCATCCCTGCTTGAATATGGACACCATTTATAGTGCTATCTGTTTTTAATACAACATCTGTTGTAGAGGCACTATCATCAATAGCTGTTTTTAATAATCCACATTTTAGTGTTCCTGAAGTCCAAGAAACAGCAGCTAAGTTTGATTTCACTATAAATTGAGTGGTTGAAATTACTCGTTCAACTCTAAAAATATTATGGTCAAATATTGCACCACCACCACCTTCTTGTTCTTTAAGTCCTGAACTATCGTGTGACATATTTACATTAATTGCTTTTAAGTTAGATGTAGTTGTATTACTAACGGCTGCTGCTGAACCGACATGTGCTCTGTCAACAGTCGCAGTATCAAAATTTAAATTACCTTTAGCTATACCAGTTACTTCTAAAACTTCTGAACTTGTATCAAGTCTTACATGTGTTCCTGAAGATGTAGCTCCAGTAGTTAATCTATGATTTTTATTAACTATTAAATCTGTATTACTAGTAGACATGTTACCTACGGCTGTCGCTACTAATGTTTCTCTTCCAAAAGCTCTACCATTTACATTAGTACCTTGAAATTGTTGAGCGTTTTCAGTTATTTCTCCTGTTGCTCCCAAATGAATATTAGATAATATAAATCTATCGCCTGCTTGTAAAAAATGATTCGTGGCAGTATTTACTATCACTTCATCTTTACTAGCCAAGTTGGTTGTTGCAATACTACTTATTCTTACTTTCCCACAAGGCGTAGAGTTGTTATCATCATTTTCAGGAACTCCAATATATTTCATCCAACTGTTTTCAAAACCGTAGCTTGTGTTAGTAGTTTTTGCTATATCATCATTAAAGTTGTGTCGGTAGGCTCCAGTAGCACTTGAACCGATAGTATTTGCCCACATTCTGACTAACCACCCACCACCTACTTCATCTTTTGTGCTGGTTGTAGGATGGATATTACCTTCTTTACCATCTGTGTATACGTAGTTTCCGTTTACTGTATAATCTCCAGCAAGTGGTCTTTCAGTCCAAGTAAATACTCCTGCACCCACCCCACTTTGCGTACCAATTGCAGTAGGATTTAATCTAGCTATTCTAAGGGGTGCAAATTTTTTACTCTGCCCTTGTGCACTTCCGTCTTTACCACCTTTATCTACAAATTTAATTTGAGCTTCTGAAGCCATGTCAGTTCTTACTCTATCAAAATCAAAGTCAGATAACATTCTTCTAGTCTGCCCACCCTCAGTATCACTTGAACTTAAAGGGAATACTATCTTCATACCATAAGTATCCATGTTAGCTTCTGTATTTGGACGAGTTGCTCTCTTAAAATAGTTCAACATAGGTGTTTGTGTAGCACTCGTAGCTGTTGAAGTAAATTGTGGAGCCAAGTAAAAATCGTGTCCAAAATCTGTTTGGGATACTGAAGCAGATGGATTATTAGTATGTGGTTCAGTAGTGGCAATTTGTTTTATTGCTGCAAGTACAGTTTTACCTGCTTCTTTCGGATGAAAATCTCCAGTTCCTGCCGCAAATTCTATTGTTGATGTTTCAAATTGGTCTGTATCACTCGTTGCAAGGTTTCCTGTTTTACTAGCAAAATCAATCATTTTAGCAATTAGTCTACTACGTCTGTTGTAAGCAGAATCGGTAGTATCCATTCTAATTAATGAATCAGTTCTATAGTCTTTTAATTCATAAAGATTATCATAGCAACGAACCACTAAGATATTACCCATACCCATCACATACTTTTCTTGCACATCTTCTGCAAAACCTGAAAACATTATTTGTTTAGAATAAGCATCAACAATTCTAACTTTCATAAAAGCTGTAATTGTTCCTGTTAAATTACCCTTAGTAGCTGAGGCAGTTCCTGAACGAGGATTGGTTGCTTTATTGATTAAAGTTGCACTAACTTTCATTGGATTGTAAATATTTTCTTGAATACTTATTTCCGTTAATGCGTTGTTACCAGCAGGAGTTTGTGCTTCTACATAATTAGAACCGTTAAAATATTGGAAAGATGCTCTACCTGCATTACTACCTACTATAGACATGTATCCTCCTAGTTTCCTGGTTTATCAACAAAGTCTTGTCTTGCTGCCGCTATAAACTGCATACTAAAATCATATCTGTCTTCTTTAGCAGCATTGACTCCAAATCGTGCACTTTGCACAGCTACTCTATATATACCACCACCCGTATGACTAGCTGCACTATCAATCACATTAGATGAATAACCATTATCACCATTGGCTGGGAATGTAGTATCTCCAACTTCTACTTCTACTAACAAGTCATCTGATGCTGCAAAATCATATACGGCATTTTCAAGTTGATTTTTAAAGGGTATTGTGTAAGTTTCTCCACCAATTGTTAAAGTGGTTGGACTAGGTTGAACAGTGTCCACTACTCCTGATATAGTAACGGATGGTCTAAAAATATTTAAATCTAATAATTCAGGAGATGCACCTGGGATTGGTATTTGAATAGGGGTCTTACCAATATTAACAGCAAACGTATCACACTTTAAAGCAAACTTTATAGTTGCTTCTTTACTGTTAGTGTTATCATGTTCACCATTTCTAAGTAATACTGATAATGTCTCAGTTGAATTTGCTGCTCTTACGTATGCCATTATGGGGTTGACTCCTGCATATCATACATATTTAATGTTTGTTCCATGTTGTTTCGTTCTTGAATTACTTTAGCTTGAGCATCTATCCCTGGTTCTATAACAATTTTAGTTTGAAGATTATTTACAACTGCGTCTGTTACTACACTAGTTAGTAATGCTGTTGGTAATCCACCTAATGCTCCTGCTGTTTTAACTGCAGCTCCAGCACCTTCTAATAAACCTGATTTAAGACCACCTTCTTGAAAAGCCTGTATAGTATCTCTAACTCCAAATCCTGCTGTAACTATTGCTCCAAGACCTGGTATAAATTTAGCTCCTGTGGCTGCTTTACCAAGTAATCCTTTTCCTAATCCACCAAGACCAGGAATTTTAGATAAACCCAACGCAATTTTAGTTATAAGTCCTGAAAAAGGTTTCATTATAAATTTAATAACTGACCCTAATGTGCTCACAACTCTTGCACCAAAGTTTTTAAGTGTTTGAGGAATTAATTTAGATATTGTTTGACCTAAAAACTTTACTACCTCTACAACAGTCTTTACAGCACCTTGAACTAAACCTTTTGTTCCTTTGATAATCATGGCAGGTATACCCTTTATAAAATTTGGGAATCCTTGCGTAACATATTTTAGAATATTACTAAGAAGTGGTGACAGATATTTCTGTACAAGTTTTTGCCCTAATTCAGTTTTAAAGAAAACTTTTGCTAAACTCCATATTCCTGTAATTTTAAGTAATCCATAAGTTGTTAACAACATTACAAGACCTTTTCCAACATTCCCTAGCAGTTTATCAAAAGTTTCTCCCCCACTAAGACCAAAAAAACCAGCAACTGATTTAAACATATCTCCAATAAAACTAAAAATACCTACTACACCATCTACAATATTTTGTGAATATCTTTGAACAAGAGGAATAGCTTTAGCTAATAGTTTTATTAGTGGTAAAAAGAAAGGCACCAGAGGCATTAATAATACGTCTGCTAGTGCACCTAGAATTTGGAATAATGTACCAAAGAGACCAGTAAATATCTGTGACTGTTTAAGAATTGCACCAATACCTAGATTAATACCTAAACTAGTTCTCATGCCTTTAAGACCGTTTTTTCTAATTTCGTTACCTACTTTAAACAGTCTTTCCATGAAACCTGGTTCACCTGAACCTTGGTCGCCACCATTATTTCCACCAGTGGAATCAATCATTAATTTTGCAATTAAATTATCTGCCATATTTATTTAATAAGCCTTAGCGGCTTGTCTCTCCATATCTTCATTTTCTTTTTGTTTCAATGCCGCATTTATACCTACTAAAATAGATATCTCATCATCGGTAGCCTCTTGTATGACTCCGTAAGGTATACCATCTTTTAGTAGCGACAGCACAACCATCCAATATCTATAGGTCACCATTTCATGAGGATTCAGGTCGGATGACCCCCTCAGAACCCTCATCACTCTTTTTTTACTTGGTCAACCTTATCGTCTTCACCAAATGCTGATGGAACTAATCTTTCTAAAGCCCCACCTAATCTAGTGTCTATGCTTAGTAAAAATGTTTCTGTGGTAGCTCCCCAAGGTGCGTTCACTATCATTTCTCTTAAACAACTTCTAACATATTCATCTGCTTGGAAATTTGTATTACCTTTAGAATCAAATTTCATACATTTTGAAATTAACTGATTCCTTTTGCTCCAAGACATTTCTTTAACAGTAACTTCAAAAGAAGCTCCTGTCTCTTCAACTGTTATAGTTTTCTTTTCTGGACCTCTTTTAATCTGATAATCCTCAAGATTAAAGCCATCCGTCTTCAGCTCATCTGACATTAAATGTCCTCCTATTTATTATGGGTATACAGGAAGTGTGTCGAATACCTCGATTTTCATATTCCTAAATACCATATTTACGTCTGCTTGTATTGGATTGTTTCCATCTATCGAATGATTCGCAGATGTAATAAACGCTCCTTGTTCATTTAGACCTTTAGTCGCAGACCCATCATCAGGGACTGTTACTACTATTTTATCATTAGTTCCTCTCTCGAAAGTTAGAACAATATCTATACCTGCTTTATTTGCAGCAGATGGTGTTCCATAATCACCTTCTAAGATTAACTCTTTGAATAATGCATTTGCGTTTTCTGCTGTAGAGGTGCCTGCTGCTGAGTCTTCAGAAGCTATAGTACAAGAAAACGAATACTCTCTAGCTTGTTCTCTTAATTCATTTGGACCTCTGTGTCTGCCATGTATCGGTTTTACATAATATCTTGGCTCTACACCATTTGAAATACCTAAACTAAAACTTCTTACTCTAGCAAAAGTAATTCCATGCATTTTTAATTCACCTTGTGAAAAATAATAGGGTTCAGTAGTTGCAAAACTTTTATTTACAGAACCACTACCTACAGTTAAAGGATTACCAATTGCACCTGAACCTATTGTTTGCATCATATGAAAAAATGGAAGTTCACTAGCTGCTGGACCACCAGGATATTGTTGTGTCAAATCATTAGTCACACCTTCATAATCCCCTTGGTTATGCACCATTCCCATAAAAGGAACTGTGTCCCAACTGTATGATACTAATCCACCTTCTTCTCCAGTTAGTGTTGCACTGTCTATCATTCCACCATAGTAACTTCTTGTAAATTCATTGCTTTCATCGGTATCTACCATTTTTATATTCCATGATAGAGTATCTAGGTTAGTTGTTTCACTAATTAAGTGTTTGTAATAAGACAAGCTCGTCACTTTTTTCAATGTTACTGATGAATGAGCAAAGTTTAACGGATAATCTAATCTAATTTCATCACTTGATTTAGACACAACTCTTCTTATTTCTTGAGTTGTTGCATTTGTCATTACTTGACTTGAGCCAATATATCCAAAAACTAAAATATCATCAGCCGATATATTTGTACCTGATGAAGTTGTGCAGAAGATATCTCCCTTAGATGCTGTTGCTGTTGGATTACCTGATATAGCCGCTATTGCATCAGAATTATCTGATTGAAAAGCAGCTGTCTGTACATTTCCAATAGGGAATCTTAGTGGTGTCCCGTCTAAAAGAACGAATCCACCAACAGACCCACTATAAGATTGTTGTCCACTATATGCGATACCAAAGTTTCTTTTTGCACTCTCACCTAGTAGTCTTCTACCTTCAATTGACATCTCTGGGTCAGGTACATCAACTGTTTCATAAACTCCTGGCACCCAATGTATTAATTGGTCATTTGCTGCCGCTGTCACGCTATCTACTTCTTTTACTTCTTGGCTCGCAACAACTGGGAAAGCTAATGGCACATCTAAAAATAATACGTTAGCTGAAGAATCTAATTTTTCTACTCTTCTTATTTGAGAGTTGTTTGCTTCATTACCTATACGTATAAAATCTCCTACTTGAACTGTTCCTGTTGCAGTAGGCACAGCAGCCACACTTATTTGTCTGTCTCCTGGACTAGCTGCAGATGACATAGTTGTAGAGTATCCACTACTTGTTTCTGTTGTGTTAGACGCAAGTTCAGGACGACCACCTTGTCCGTGCTCAGTTCCGTATGTAAATTGTGCTTGGTCTGACCGATAAACTGCCATATTAATCTCCTTCTATTTATTATACTAATCTGCTAGGTAATTTCTAACAAAACAGCATTATTTACTAATTCAATATCTACTGAGCCCACCCACACATTTGCTTGTTCAGAGTTGTCTTCAGTAAACTGATTAAATGTAATTCTTTGAAAATTAGTTAAACTGTGTACTCTAGCGTGACACACTCGTCTAATTTCTCTCATTAAGTTATATAATCTTTGCCGACTATTTTTTGTATATACTTCCAATACCACTCTATAAACTCTGTTTCCATATTTATAGTTAGCTATGGGAGTTTCTTGTATCTCAGGTGAACCTGCCCTACCTATAATATAGTCAGCTCTATTTAAATTAAATCGCACAGGGTCGTTTGCACCCGTGACTTCAATGTAATTTGGTTCAGTTACGTTGCTAGAGTTCCATTGTGAGTTTAACTCATCTAAAATTTCACTAGCTGGCATCGGTTCATTTGGCATTAAAACACCTCAAAAGCTCTTAAGCTATCTAATACATCCATACTTTCTTGAGTAAACTGATTTACTTTTTCACTAATTGAAACTCTATCTAATCCACTTACTGTTACATCTCCAAAATCAGCATTTCGTAAAATATCAGCGGCTACTAATTTTTTACAAACTTCTGTAATTAAAGCACCTTCTCTTGTGTCGGTGTGTATATCTTTTCCGTACAGATAATCTACTTTGATTGGTTGTGTAAATTCTCCCCCACCAAATCTAAATAAGGGTGCATTATAAGATGTAAATCTAGCTGGTAATAAAAAATATCTTGAAAAATGTAACATACCTGTATCTTTTATTAAAAAGAAATCACTTTTTCTACCTTGGGTTTTAGCTTCATAATTTCCACCATCCCAAATTTTAAAGTTTACAATCTTATAAGGGTCGGCTTTATCAAGCTTAAAACCATTAATATTAAACTCATGATATTCGTTATATGCAATATTAGGTCTCCACGACTTTCTTGTTATGTGGTCTATCTTACTTTCTGCTTCATTTATTAAAGTTTCTACAGTTTTTAAAGATGGTGTTGTGCTACTTGTAAAGTTATCACTACCTAACACACCCTCTAGTTGTAAAAGACTGTATACATCAGGAGGGGCACAATAAGTATTAATCCCTCTCTTTTTAATGCTTTTTATTGAAGGTGCTGTGGTGACAGAAGTTGGACTACTTATACGTATCCAAAAAGCACTTTCACTATCAATAGTTGTAGTCGCCCAATTGGCAAGTCTGCCTACAGGTATTTGTTCTGCTCCGTCCCCTGA